GCATCTTCATCTTCTTGTCGTAAAAAGCATAATCACCGGCTATACATGTGTCAAGTCCGTGTTGCACTAAATAACGAAACAAGGTGTCCCATTCTAGAGAATGTGTATTCATACCCACAGCACTATGAAAGACATATGGGTTTCTTTGAACAACCCTACAAAATCCTAACAGCATCATTCTAACAATCACCAAGAAAGGTGCTGGTCCACTAAAGAAAACACGGGTTTTGGCCATGAGAAATTTCTTCATTGATACAGGTTCATCCTTCAAATTAGCGGAAAAAATGGGATGACAACGCGTCCCTTTCTTCATGGAACCATACCATTCAAAGATCTCTTTCTCGATATCATCAGTAAATCTAACACCATCTGGCCATCGCTCATCATCCAAAGGTATCAAATATTTCCTCTTGGTTGTTTTCCAAGGGAAACCCATGCTAGTTGAACGTTTCAAAGGATCAACATAAGCCATACCTGGATAACCATTGACTGCAACATCTAATGGTACTGGATGGATAAGATCCCATTCAGAATCAGGTAAATTGGTAACAACATGATCATAAAACGATTCTACACATTTCTCCAACAAAGTTTCATCCATAAAGTCAACTGGCTTGATGAACTCCTTCAATGAGACCTGTTGGGGGCGCCATGAGTCCATGACTGGTCCTACGAGACGTTTTTCAATAACAAAACCTGCAATTTCTGTGTTGTACAGTTGTTCTGCAAGTTCAGTTTCAAAAACGTGATGTTTAGGTCTCATTCTAAAACCTAAGAGATCACCATGATACATGATCCTTCCTTCATCATGAAAGTCTATGTAAGATTTTTTGGACAGTGTGATCATCTTCTCATCAACTGGTATACGACCACATTGAACCTCCATTTTCGAACATAATGCTAAGTAATCCTCATGTGTGAATTGGGAAGAAATTACCCTGTTTCCTTCTAGAACTGCATGGAAACCCACAATGGCAGGACCAAAGCCTGTTTCAGCAACCAGAGGACTACCACAATCACCAAGCACTGTTTGTTGTTGCACAGAACCAGAGAAAACTTCCATATTAAAGTGTATCCCACCAACGTAACGATTATAATGTGAGCGCCGTATATTAACCACTTCACGCTTGGAAAAACTACCATCTCTGTTCTTCATGAAATAAAAACCATCATAGACACCGTCAAAAGATTTCTTAACCAAATTATTGGTGATATCCTTGAAAAGAGCTGGTAAACTTTTAGTTTTTATAATAGCTATATCTCTTTCAGGTATACGAAAGATCTGAGCTTGTTTAATGAGACACCCAACAGAAGGTGAGGTACCTTTCTGAACACCAAAATAAACCACAAGCTCCAAATCTTTATCATGAGGAAGTGAATGGTTGTTCGTCAAAAAACTTTCATTTGAAAGTGCCAAAAGACGACCCTCCATGAGATAGTTTCCACCACTGTCGCTAGCTCGAAGCTCAAAAATAAGAGAGTTTCTTGCTAGTTTATTACACAGGTCTTTGGCGATCTTAGTATTGTTTGGCAGAAAATCTATTGAAGTAACAGAACGTTCCTTACCAAGCCAAACATTAACTTTATCGTCGTTGTTGGCTTTTGGTGGTATCTTTCCAACACAGCGCAAATCAGAACTTTGTAAAGCTGGTGTCACCTGATTTTCTAGGGCATTTTCCTCAGGAATCAACATAGGATCATCGTCCTTGACATTGTCTATGATTTTTGAGGGTTTCAGACCCGTCTTAAAATAGTGATTGATCTCATCCTTTTGCACATCCGAAGGTTGTTTGGTAGTGTAATAAAAATCCACATCACCACAAACAACATCATCACCACAACCTGGAGGTAAGTCTCTTAGTTCCGGTTTATCCAGAACTGGCCAATAATCTTGTTTAGAACTTTGTGGTTTTCGAAATGTCGACCATACCTTAACCATTACAGCAAATGATGCAACTGCAGTGATCATAGCTAAAAACATCTTGAGCATAACATTAGCACCACCTAAAGTTTCATCTATTTGTTGTCCCACCTTCCTGGCAAAGTATTTCTGATTTTCAGATTTGACAAGAGCAGGTCTCATCACTCTGAAAAACTGATTTCTTAGTAGATGGTATTTCCCAAAAAATCTAACTGTCTTGCGTACAGAATTGTGGGAGAAGTAAAGATTAACAAAAAACCGGAGAATGATGTCTCTCCATGTTCGGTGTTTGATGTTCAAACGTGTGGTGATATCAGATGCCAACATATCAGACATGATTGCATCGTCTTCAACACCCGACGCTTCCATACAATAAGTAACATAATTATTAAAATCATTTAAAATTTCGTGATTCTTATAACCTTTATGCAAAAGCTCAGGTAAGTAAATGTAAGCATAATCTTTCAGTGCTTCAGAATACCCAGGCATTGTGTCTTTATGCTTCCTTATAAAACGTTCAGACAGTACATATGAACAAGTTCTAGAGCGTTTAAATGGAAGTTCTTCCTTTCTCCAAGGCCTAACTTCTTGTTCACGTATAACACTAAAAATGGAATCGTCAGAATCAATGTCACTATCTTCACTGTTATATACAGTGTCAATAGGATCAGGATAATGATCGACATAAACTCTGTTGGCCTGCACCATAGAAGTTGTTGTTCCACAAGAACACATGTGAATGGGACTTCGACATTCATAACATGCTTTACTAGAAGCATAATCATTTTGCTCAGAGAGAAATCTTTCTTGATTTATATGGTGAGCATCACTACATTCACCGAAATACTTTAAAAACTCATTAACATCATCGAATTTCTTCTCTGCAC